GCGCAACTTGCCAGCACGATTGGCAGCACTAAGGGCAGAAGTCTTTTGATTGATAGCATTGTTTGCCTCCAATAATTTAGTAGCATTTAGGTTCAGTTCTTCAGTCAATTTCTGTTCTGTTTTACGAGATTCTTCGTTTTTCTTAGCAATGGCGATCTTCATGTCGCCATCACGTTCTAGCCACCCATAGTGGTGTCCTACCCTGTAAGACCCAAATAAAGACACTAGAACACCCACAATCAGCCACGGGAGAGGGATTGGTAACATTATTCAGCCTCTTTTCTTGCTTGAGCCAACTCTTCACGCTCATGGTCGTCTTCTAGGTGGTCAGGAGGGGTAGTCGGAGGAGGGCCAGGTGTCCAAGATTCGTCCAACTCCGGATTCTTCCAAACAGGCATAGCACCGAATGGTTGGCTAGGCAAACCGCCATAAGCACCTTGAGGGTTATAGGTTGGAGGACTTGATTGATAACCGCCTTGATAGCCGCCACACATAGGTTGTGTTGGGTTTCTTCTTTCAGCAAATGATTTAGCACCCTTGTTAATGGCAAACATTCCGATCAATGTGCTAATACTTCCAACCAATAAAAGCACAACGTCGTTCAAGAGCTTGGTAAAAGCGCTGTCTATCGGACTCATTGATTTGAGGGGCTGTGTGACAAAAATTACAGAATAAAGCATGGCAAACACTGTGAAGCCAAATACAAGCATGACAACAACCACAGAAAAAAGCCACGCATAAACCTTTATAAGCTCAATAGTTTCCTCTGTGCTTTTAACTTCAGAAAGTTTCATTTTTTGGCTTCCTCTTGCGGTTTAACTTCGTCAACTTTTTTCTCTAAGATAGGTGCAACCAAGTATTCTGGACATTGCTGAGTAAACAGACATCTAGGCTTTTGGCACTCTGGTGCATGGAAATGGTCAGGATTCTGGCACTTGTATCTGTAGCGATCTTCGCAACCAGTAAGCAGTAAAAGAAGCAATAAATATCTCATTTGCCTAATCCTATTCTACCCAACAGTAAATTAACGATCCGGTCGGAGAGGTCATCCGGCAAAAATTTGAGCAGCCCAAGACACCATAAAGCCACACATCCATAAACGAATATCTTGAGGCATAGGTCAAAGGTCTTTTGATACTCATTCACCGACCACACCTTCTTGTTGCTTCACAGAATGTCATCAGCTCATTTACACCAACAAAGACTAAAAACAAAACAAAGCAGACTCCACCTATTGCCAAACCAATCTCTAGTTGTTCTTGTTCTTTCTGTTTAGCTTCTTTTTCTGCCTTCTTTAAAGCACTAATCTCTTTGGCATCTGCCAAGTCCATCTCTGCTTGACGGGCTTTAATCTTCTGCCAAACATCAATCTTTCCTGTCTGCATGAAGAGCATCTTTAGCTCTTCCTCAAACGCCCTAGCCTGTTCTAAAGCCATCTCAATCTGCAAAGCCGTACCCATGTTCGAGCCTTTGCCAGACTGTTTAGCCTGAAGCATGGCTTTTGTAGCTACAGACTTAGCGTCAAATAGCTTACCAATCATGGGCGCAAGTGAGCCTAAGTCATTGGCAACATTAGCCGCCTTCTTGACCATCGAGATAGCTGACTGTATGCCAGCTAATGCGGTTAGAGGATCGATGGGAATCATCTCTTATCTACCTTTTGCCACTCAAGGCATACTACTTTTCGGTTGTAAACATCACCTGTCCATGCCCACCTGACACATCTGTATTCAGTTTTTTCTTTACTAGATACTACCAATGTAAACAACACTGATAGCACTAGTAGCCATCTCACGGATACGCCCAAACAATAATGTAACTACAAAAGATGACAAAGCAAGCAACACAGGCCGAAGCAATGATTGCTTCAACCCAATCTTTCATGGCTTTTGAGTCTTTTCAGCTTCATTCAAAGCCTGATTTATTCTGGCTTTTAGTTTAGCGTTTTGCCTGTTTGTTTTAATTTGATTAATACCAACACGCAATGATGTCAAGACAGGGGCTGGAATGCCTGTAAAAAATCCAGTCAAAGCCATTTCAGCACCACCAACAGCAAAATTGTTTTTCAGATTCTCCATTAATGTGGCAGCAGTTCCTGAATTATTGATAAGAGTGCCAGGTGGAACAGTATTGATGTAACTTAAAACCTCATTTACATCACGAATGTTTTGTGCTCCTTTTTTGCCAAGCATAATATCCAACCGACCATTAGCATCGAGTGCTTCTGTTGCTTTGCGAACTGCGCCAGTATCAACTACTGGACGACCCTGAGAATCAGTGCGCCCACTCTTTACGGCCTCTTTGCGTAAGTAATCAACTGTTGCGCCCTGCAATTCACGGAAAGCCTGTTGCCCATCTTTTCCACTAGTGAAAAGAACTCTACGCAAGAATGTAATTTCTTCCGGTGTTGAGTTAAGAATAGACTTTTGAAATGCTTGGCTTGCCTCAATTTTTGGATCATCACGCCCACGAACTTTTGTCAACAAATTGGCAACAATTGCACGACCTTCGTATTTTATAGCTTGCTGTCTACGAAGTGCTCTAGCTTCCTTGTAAGCCTCACCGCCCAACCCTTCGGTTGACAGATCAATTGAGTCTTTAAGTTCTCGGCCAAAATTCTTGTTTGTTGGGTCAATACCAATAGACTTGTTAATTGACTTCCTCAAAAGTTCTACGTCTGCCAAAGTAGAGGGTTGAGCTTGCAATGTGCCATCTTCTAATTCTTTAAATATGCCAAGCGACAAACCTTTTTCTTTTGCTACTTTTAAAATTGGTGCAACAGTGGCCTCTGGTGCATTTTGATTTAGGTAATCAGCAACATTTGTTATTGATGTGGGAACTTCAAGCTCGCCTTGTAATTTTGCTCGCTCATAAGCCGCTTTGGTTTTTGCTTTTGCGCCAGAATATCCAGACGACAAAGCATCAATTAATTTGTTTCCGGTCAAAGTCATGTCGCCACTTTTAGCAACGTCAGCACCTGTTTCATCAAGCAATTCATCAAATCTTTGCATGATTGAAAGATTATTTTGTTCTGCTCTGGTTATCAATGGCTGACCAAGTGGCCCTTTAACTGCCTCTTTTTCAAAGGCAAGTTGTGAAGGCTCACGCTCTTTTTCGCCAAGTGTAAGTTTTACACCAAGACTTTCAGCAGTTTGTTCTCTCTGTAGACCCATTGGGGTAGCGGCAGCGCCAGCACTTCCCCGAGTTGTTTGGGTTGTTGGTGCAACATCTAAACCTAAAGACTCACGCACAATGGTTGGTGTCTTTTTGGCTGCGGCAACCACTTGGCCTGTACCCTGTCTAACTGCTTCAGCACCACGCAGTGCTGTAGCCGACACAATGGGAGCAGCTTGCCGAACAGACTGATTTAACATACCAGCAGGTAAAGCACCAGGCAATACTGGTGGCAACAATCCTGCAACTTGCCCAATAGCTTGAACCTGCTCCATGCCAGCCTCAGTCCTCGGCATATAGGTATATTGCTGTGCTCCAGCCCCCGCACGTTCACTAATTGCTCTAGCCGCCTGTGGTGTGCCAAATCTGCCCGCTTTTATTTCTTCACGAGCACCAGTTATTGCCCCACCAACTGTTCCAAATAAACCACCTGTAGCCGCTGTGCCTAGTGTCAATGCAGTTTCAGCAGCACCAATGAGTAGGTCAGCAAGGCCGCCTGACTTTTGTGGTTTAGGTTGCGATGTTTGAGCCGATGGCGTTGCTTGTGCTAAAGCAAATTTATATGCTTCTGCATCTGATAACTCTTTATCCGACTCCACCTCATACGTTCCGCTGTTGGGAATGGTAACTTCGTAACTAAATTTAGCCATTTCATTTACCTTCTTTTTTCTTTACAGTTACGCCAGATGGTATGTCTGCAGCACTAGCGGGTAAGTTTGACTGACCTTGTTTTCCAGCTTGTTCCAACCAACCCGACAAATTGTTGCCTGGCTTGTTGAGGTAAGAAACCTGTTTAGTCAAATATCCAATCAATTTTTCTTGAGCAGCTTTTTTGTCAGTCAAATATTGTCTAAGGGCTTGGGGGCGCAAAGTTGTTGGAAGGGCGGTGTCAAGAGCAAGGTTAAGCTCTCCCTCTGACAAAGCGCCAAAGGTAACCGATCCAATCACATCCAAACCCAACTGACTTCTAACATTGTTTAACGTAATTGATGCCGTTGTAATATTTGGAAATTTGCTTGCAATAACACCTGTGTTTGCACCCTCGTCAATGGCTTTAATTGCATCATCAATGTTGCCAATATTTTTCTTGATTTTGCCAATCTCAGCAAACGCTTTGCCTACTTCTTTTGCCGTCAATTCACCGCCAACCCTTGCTTGCGCTCTAGTACCTTGTGTTTCTGCACCAAATTGTTCTGATGCAATAATTGCGTCAGCCCTTGCTTGACCCGTTAAGTTTTCTCCTGTAGCCGACACCACTCTTGTTGTGCCGTCTTTCATAACAATGATTGTTGTGCCATTTGGAGTTACTTTGCTTGACTGAACTTTCTCATTGCCACCTGCTTTGGTTTCAGCATCTTTTTGTGCTATTTTTGTTGCGGTTTGATTTTTTGTTGCCAATTTTGACAACTCATTTCGTCTTTCATCCGCATCCAAGCTAGGCCACTGTGTTTCAAGTTCTGCTGCATACGCTCTTACTGTTGGAGTGATTGACCCAGACTGAAGCATTGCAGTGATTGGATTAGCCCCTGGTGGAGTTGGAGCAATTCCAGTTGGTGTCACCACATCATATGATCCAGTTGCTTGATTAAATGTAGCAAGCTTGTCGCCTCTTTTCAAGATTTTTGTTTCAGGCTCAACAGTCTTCAATATTTTCTGACCTGTCAATGATGTCCGCAATCTTGCTTCCACTGCCTTGTTGCGTGTGCCATCAGGATTAAATAATTGTGCTGCTAATTGATTAACAGATGCGGTTTCAACAGATGCTTGAGCCTTTGACAACTCCTCAAGTTGTTTCCGACCCTCTGGAGTACGAATCAACTCAGGCGCAACCCTACCAATGTCAAAACTTGGCGCAACAGCAGGAATGTTCTCAGGCATTGGAGTGCCTTGATCTGCCATCTGTTCACGTTCTTGAACGTCCAACATTTGAGGTCTTTCCGGAGTGCCTGGTTGAAAGGCACGTTGTGCAACAAGTTGAGCCAAAGAAGTTTGTCTTTGAGTTTGCATCTGTTGCGCCCTTACTTGTGCCGCATCCGACAATTCAAGCAATTTAAAAGCCAATGGGGTATTGCCCATTCGATTAGCCTCTATAGCCGCCGCCTCTAAAGACTTCGGATCACGCAAGTCCAAGCTCTGCAACAATTGAGATTGCTGAGTAATGCGCTGAAGTTGTGGGTCTTGAATGCCTAAAGCACCGCCAATAGCACCAGTAAGCCCTCTAGCCCCCGCATAGGTCATTGCCGCACCACGGGATGCTGGGTCTAGTTGAGCAAGTTCAATACCCTCACGCAAAGCACCTCTACGTTGTTGTTCACCATACATCTCTGGGGTTAGTCCAAACAGACCCGCTACAATATTTTCTGCCATGATGATTCCTTAGAAGTAAAGCGAACCGAAATATTCGCCTGTCGATGGGTCTACGCCAGTTCCATACTGTCCATAACTAAAACCGCTTGTTGCAGGTTTGCTACCAAATAACCCGCCTACTGCTTGACCAAATGCAGGGTTAGCCGCCAAGCCACTTATTGCAGATGCGTATGGATTGTTAGTAGCGGCTTTTCCTGTTGCCAACTCTACACTTGCACCCGCACCTCTTAGTCCTAATTGACCAACATTAAAGCCCGCTTGAGCCGCTGTTTGACCAAGATTAGCGCCAAGTTGTAAAGGTTGTTGTGCCATGCTCTCCAAGTTCTGTACTTGTCCTAAAGCAGTTGTGTAAGGCGCATAAGCGGCTTGTTGACCACCATAGTATTGACCCATAGTCTGTGCGCCAGTACCAAGCAATCCCGCACCAAATGCGACATTCTGTTGACCATACTGTTGAGCATTAGCCGCCAATTGAGCCTCTTGTTGCGCTCTAGCGTTATACAGAGCTTGCAACTCAGGAGTAGTAGCACCCATAGTGCCACCTTGAGCAACCGCTAAACCACCACGACCTTGTTGTTGTAGTCTGTTTTGCAGATTAGCCAACTCTAGTTCACGACCAGGTTGCAACAAAGCCATTTGAGAAGCTAGATAGTTCTTAGCAACATCTTCAGGCTTTTGAGCAAGATAACCTTGACCAAGTTTAAATAAACTCTGAGCGCCTGTCTGGAGTGGTTCAAAGGCTTTCTGTGCGCCTTCTGCTTGTTGAATACCAGACTCAGCTAGTTTGACAAATCTATCTTGAGCCGCTTTAGCTTCTGGACTTAAAGTGTATCCTGCGCTAGTCAATTGACCTGTTTTAGGATCAAAGCCAAATTGTGAAGCACCAAAACGAGTGGTCATTCCAATAGGTCTAAACTGAGCAGATGCTTTAGCCGCAGCAGTTTCAGTATCAATCATCGCCCTTGCTTTGTCAGCCGCTTCTTTAGAAGTCTGTTGTTGCAGAAGACCTGACGCAGTGGTTGCTCCTGCTGAAAACAATTGAGCAATTTGTGCAGTTGTTAAGCCTGTTTTAACCAAATCAGCAACTTGAGTTGTAGTAAGACCTGTAGCTGCCGCAGTTGCCGCAGTTGCGGCAGTCGTAGCCGCTGTGGTTGCGCCAGCCGTAGCCGCGGTTGTAGCGGCAGTAGTTGCTCCTGTAGTCGCCCCCGTAGTAGCGCCTGTTGTTGCGCCCGTGGTAGCACCTGTAGTAGCCGCAGTAGTTGCGCCAGTAGTAGCCCCTCCTGTCAACAAACCTGTTGTACCAGTAGCAGCCGCATCTGCCGCTAATTTAGCCGCCACAGACTCAGCAGTAATACCACCTGCCGCACCTGTAAGAACACCACTACCACCTGTTAGGTTGGTCAATGTTGGTACAGCCGCACCAGTAGTTAAAGCAGCCGCTAGAGTTTCAGCACCAAGAGTACCACCCGCACCACCCAGAGCAAGATCAAGTTGAGCCAACTCAGCCATTGTTAAGCCAGTAGTGCCAACAGTAGCCGCACCACCACCAACCCCTGCTAAAGCCGCACCACCAAATAAAAGCCCAGCCCCTGCCAAGAACTTTAGAAAGTCTTGACCTGCATTGACTTCTTGTTGAACACCAGTTCTTTGAAGTTCACCAGTAGGGGTGTACTGTTGATAGCCACCACCAGCTTGGTTTTCACTAGCTTTATATGTAATGACATTTTCTAAAGCACCAACTTGCTGATCTTCACCAGAACCACTTACTTGGTTAACAGCTTGGACATAAGTATCACCAAGCAATACCGCTTGATTAGGAGGAATAACTGCGCCTACACGAGCCGCAACTGCACCCTCATCTAACCCAACAGCTTGAGCCATCTGAGCAGGAGAAACTCCATAAGTCTCCATAGCCTTGACGATCTCGGCATCAGTCATGCCTGGATTCTTCAGCAGAAAATCTACAATTTGTGCGCTAGTTACAGCCATGATTGCTCCTTATTTATGCAGTTTCTAACTCAGGCACTTTAATATGTGCCGTAATAACTGCGGTCGATGTGTCTTTATCAATTGTCAAGAAGCCTTGGCAAGTAATGTTGTAGTCCTGTCCATTAACATCTTTTTCACTTTTGACAGGAACAGTTATATCTAAATTCTTAAACAAGAATTCTTTGCCGTTTTCAAAGACTCTCCAAACGTGATCCATTGAACCACGCCCAACTTGCCCACGGCTTTTGTTAAAGCGTATTTGGTATGTCTTCATACAATCTCCGCTGCTGGTGCAATACATTGATTGAATGCAACATTGTTTACTTGACGCAAACCAATATTGAAATGGATAAACTTAATTGGTTCATCAGCTTCATGCCGACTAAAACTATGTGGTAACCAAGCATTTGTAAACATCAACAAACCCGCTTTTGGCGTGAAGTTAATTGCATTGCTTGCAAATGTTGCTTGACCCATGTCTTTTTCATTCCAAGAAATCATTGGCTTTGCAGTTCTTGGGTCATGAAATACAATCTTTGAGCAGTTCTCTGGGGCTTCAAGAATATAAAATCCAACCATTTGAGAACCAGCACCATGAACGTGCTGTTCCATTGCTGAGTGTTTATAGTGTTCTTGACAAAACATTTCAGAAAAGTAAGTTTCAAATCCATCAAGTTTGTAGCCCTGCTCATTTAATAAATTCATGGCTGTACCGCCAACATAGTATTGAAAAGGGGTAATCTCAGGCTTATCAAACAAATTACCTGTTATATGAACAGGATAAATCTCATTTAGTTCTTGTTTACTGCGAATCTCTACAAGTGCTTCTTCCGCAACTTTCCCAACCGCCTCAAGAAACTCAGGCTTTTGAATCTGATAAACAATTGTTGGAAAATAGATGTTGGCTTCGACCACATCTTGTTTTGGTGTTTCAGCAGCAGCGCACATAGTTAGCCTTTAAGTTAATGCTTGGATTTGAGCAGATAGTGCATTGAGTTGAGCAAGCAATTCTTCTCTTGTTGGTTCTGATGTAGGTGTTACTACAACAACTTCTGGTGCAGTAAACGCAGACCCATCATAAACCCATCCAATGCTGCAATCAATGTCTTCCACATTGATACAGGTCATGTTTTCTGGAGGTTGCCATGAATCACTACCATCCCAAAACACAATGTTGTCAACAATATTTTCATTGCTTATAAGTGCATATTTGTTCATATAAATCACCATGAGTAAACTTTAATACCGCCACCGCCACCAGCACCGCCAGCACCAGATGTTGTAACACGGCCACCAGAGCCGCCACCGCCTCCGCCTCCGTAAGTTGCCCCAGCACCACCAGTTCGACCTACTAAACTAAGTGGGCTTGCACCTCCTCCACCGCCTCCAGAACCACTAGGTAAAATTGAGCCAGCAACATTTCCTGCCGCACCACCACCTGAACAGTATTTATTTGTACCTCCAAATCCTGCACATCGGCTAGTACCACAGCTTGTAGCCATACCACCACCACCACCACCAGTACCGCCAAACAAAGAACCAGCCCCTGCACCGCCATTTCCGTTATTGCGACCAGCCCTACCACCGCCACCACCACCAAATTCTGCATTTCCAGGGAAAAGCGTTATACAAGCGTTAATACCACCTCCAGCCCCTCCACCTCCACCAATGGCATTACTTCTAAGACAACTTGACGGATTAGCAAAGCCGTTATATTTACTTCTTGGAAATCCACCAGCCGCATTAGCAACACAAGAACCAGTACAACCTGTACCACCTGTACCGCCACCACCGCCACCAAACTTATTGATTGCATCGCAACTGCCTAGTGAACCACCACCACCACCAAAGGCTTTGATGTAGCCATTGCCAGTTCCAAACATTGAAGTGCCTCCAGCCGAACCATCTGCCCCGCAATTAGCAGAAGTTCTTGCCGCACCGCCAGCACCACCAGCACCAATAGTTACAGTAACAGTAGAGGGCAAACAAGCGGCTGCAAATATCAAACTAGCCCTTGCACCGCCACCGCCACCAGCACCGCCAGCGGCATCTTGTGCGGCAGTCGTAAACCTACCAGAACCACCGCCACCGCCACCACCCCAAACGCAAACACGAACAAATGTCACGCCTGATGGTTTAGTCCATGTACCAGAGGATGTAAATGTTTGTAGGTCAGCAGTTGAGCCACTAGCTGCTGCAATTGTCTGATTCGGCCAAGTGCCAGTAATCGTAATGTTAGTTCCTTGAACAAGCGCAGGAGTTGCTGTGCCTGTACCACCATTGGCAACTGGCAAAGTTCCTGTTACACCAGTAGATAAAGGAAGACCTGTAGCGTTAGTTAAAGTACCGCTAGATGGAGTTCCTAACTGAGGAGTTGTCAGGATTGGGCTTGTCAGAGTCTTGTTTGTCAGAGTTTCTGTGCCTGTCAAAGTAGCAAAGCCACTAGCAGTAAATGCCGCCTGAGTCCAAGCCGATCCTGTCCAAACATACAAAGTGCTTACTGCTGTATTCCAGTACAAAGCACCAGTTAGAAGAGCGTTACCATCATTGTCAACAGTAGGAGCAGTTGCTTTAGGGCCAAGGTATCTGTCATCAAAAGAGTCATAACTTGCCGCTGCCGATGTTGCACTAGCAGCCGCATTTGTCTCGCTTGTAGAGGCATTAGATGCAGAGGTTGCCGCATTAGAAGCAGAAGTAGCCGCATTAGAAGCAGAAGTAGCCGCAGCAGTAGTAGAACCAAAGATCGAATCTATTTCAGTTTTGGTATAAGCATTTGTTATGTTATAGCCAGCAATAGTCGTAGGATTTGTTCCTGCCGTAGCACGACCATAAGTGTCAAAAGTAACAGATTGGTAAGTGCCTGGCGTTACACCAGAAGATGCCAAATCAATGTTGTCCGAATTGACAACAATACGACCAGAAGATGCAGTTCCTACATTAAGAGTGTTACCTGTCTTTGTAAGACCATCACCTGCGGTAATCTGACCCGCACCTGAGAATTGCGCCCATGTAATAGATGTGCTTCCCAATGTGCCACCTGCATCTATTGTGCAGATAAAGCCAGAGTCAGCATTAGTTGTGCCTTTTTCAACAAAGGTAAAAGCCGCTACCAACTCAGCATAAGTGTCTGCATCGGTTGTGCGTGTCCATGAACCTGTTGCACACAAGTAAATACCATTCTGTGAGGCAGTAGATTGGTCTTTAACCAAGACCCGATCACCCGCAACAATCGAGATGCCATCAATGGTTTGTGCGCCAGACAAAGTGATGTTTGCAGTGGTAGCCGCAACCACAGAGGCTTTTGCATCAATACCTTGGGCTAGTGCATCCACATAACCCTTGGTAGCCGCATCAGAATCGTTTGTAGGGCTTGCCAAACCAGTAATGGTTGCCGATGTACCACTATCCATGTCCAATGAGCCAGAGATGGTTACATTATTGAATGTAGAAGTTCCAGAAGCCGCAGTCACATTGCCTGTCAGGTTGCCAGTTACGTTACCTGTGACGTTACCCGTGACATTTCCTGTCAAATTACCCGTTACGTTACCTGTGACTGCACCTGTCAATGGGCCACTAAAGCCAGTATTTGCAGTGATGTTCGTACCAGTAATAGCAAGTGGAGATGAACCACCAATTACCGCACCATTGATTGTTCCCGCACTTATGGCGGCAGAAGCAATCGTAGCGGCTGTGCTAACAGTAAGATTAGTAAATGTTCCCGCTGCGGCAGTAGTTCCACCGATAACCGCACCATTTATCGTACCGCCAGTAATCGTGGCAGAAGAGTTATCTGTCTTTGTTGCTATAGCAGTAGCAATGTTATTGAACTCTGTATCAATCTCAGTACCTTTAACAATCTTTAAAGGATTGCCAGGCGAAAGATTATCTTTGGTTGCAAAGTTAGTGGATTTTGAATAATTAGACATGGTTTATCCTATCTTGCCTTCTTTGGCTTGAAGTTCAATTTTCTGAATTGACAACTGAGTGCCATTGATAGTGGCTTCGTAACCAGTTTGTACGATTTTACCCGCACTAGACGCATTACTTGTTAATGCTTTAATTGGTATACCGCTTGAATAGTCTGCAACTGCATACTCTCCAACCCCATACTCAAAGTAGCCTTGAGGTGGGATAAAGACGTTCTCTGACTGATAAGCACCCGAATAATCAAAAGCCCACTTGATTGTGAGGAACTGATTAGAGCCACCAATCACTACGGCAGTAATAGACTTCAGAATGGAAATCTGGTTAGGATTGCCTAAGTCAGCATTGTTTGTGTAGTACAGGAATCGATAAGTAGAAGCATCATCGAGATAACCATCATACTTACCAATATAGCCGTTCTTTCCAATGTATAAGTCGCCATTACGCAACGATCTTAGTGCAGTTGGTGAAATACTGTCCCATTTGGTTACACGGGAAGCACCATCTTGCAGGGATTGTTTGGTATCAAAGCAGTAGACTTGCAAAGTAGCTGGCAGAACAAGCAGATAAAAAGCATTCTTTTCTGAATAAACAGATTTGACGTTTGCTAGTGTTTCTCCAGATAAGGAAGATTCCAAATCAAATCGAACATTCTTAGAAAGGTCTCTCAAAGGAGCAGACTTCTCTTGAATTGTCCTCATCAATGAACGAACACCTGAGTCTGACAAGAAAACAACATCAGTACCAATACTTTGTATGGTATCCCTAGCAATACACCCAATTGAGCCTACTGTGTCGCTCAGAACTAGAGATGCGGGGGTAGAAGCACCAGAGTAAACAAGAATCTGCTTCTTACCAAAGATAAACAAGAAATCATTGTGAGCTGCCAAGCCCATGACTTCATCTGCACCATTAGGCCATACACGAGATACATCCAATGAGCCTGAAGTACCACCACCCCATACATGACCTGCAATCAGATCAGAAAAGGTAACAGTTACTTTGTCTGTAGATGTATTAGCTACCCACAAGCGACCAAATGCTGAAATAGCAATGTTGGCTTGAGGGACTGTAGCTACATAACCAGACTTCTCAGAGACTCTGCGATAAGTAGTTGTACTTACTGCGGGGTCATAAATGAGTGGATCGTGACCAGTTTGGAAGAAGTATGCAATGCCATTCAAAGATGCACATTGCCAGTTAGATGCCGTGATAGTAGGAGCAGAACCGCCACCACCATAGGTCAACTCAGTCACCGCATTAGAAGTGCCAAGTTTGAATATCTTGTTGTTGCCAGCAAACAGAACTGTCAAAGTCCCATCGTTTTGGACTAACTCATGGATAACACCAACATCGTTAGCACCCAAAGCACCAGAAGAAGAGTTAACCCTTGTCCAACCTTTTCTAGCACCAATACGACCATACTGATCCAAAATGCAGTTAGTTGCGACCAAGGCAAAACCAGACCCCAAATCAAGGGGCGAATCTTCAGTATTCAGGCCATAAAAGCCTGGTGCTGAGAGACTGTAACTTTGGAGTTGTGCTGCCATTAGACCGCCACAAAGTTGTCTTCAGGATAACGAGTGCTTTCCATGGCAATAGCGTCAGAGAGCATTCCTCTAAACAAGGCATAAGCCTCATTAGAGTTTGTTCCACCATCTTCACCACGCTCAATCAAAGCCCTTGCATAAGCACTTTGAGCAACCAAATAGTCTAAAACTTTGACAGAAGTGCCATCAGCAGACAGATTAGCCTGTGGGACAGTTACATCAAACTTCAATGTATATACGCCATTAGGAACTGGAAACAAATCAATCTTTGTATCGCCATTGCCATCTACACCACTAAAGCAGAACTCTGAAGGGATAGACTGTGAAGGTGTACCAAAGTTGAGCTTGCGGTTCATATCCGCAACAGCAATGTTGTCTAGGGTAATGACACTGGTAGTGTTGATAGCGTCATTGATACGGAACTTCTGACCTGCACCTGTCAAAGAATAAGAACTTGTGGCAGCAGCAGTAGTAACTGTAATTGTTTGTCCTAAAACATTCCAGTTATAGGAATCTTCAATCTGACGCTTGGCATCATTGACAAACTTGCCAATCAAAGAAGAATAGGTTGTTTCGCCAACAGTAGATACTGTGCTTTCACGCAAGCGAACCAACACATCGTT